GTGTATCCTAACTTAGGTACATTGTTATATCTTTCGAGTTCTTGTCCGCTCGGCGTCTGAATAGACACTCCACCTTTTATCTTTACGATTTTAAGAGAGCTTGCCTTAGAACCATAATCTTTTTTCAACTGTTTCTTCAGTTGATTCAAATTCATGTATTTAACTTTTTCGTTTAAAAAATCTTTAAAGTTCATCGTGCTTTTGCTGCTAAATCTTTATCTGCTCCGCCCCAAGTTCCTTTTGACTTTGTTGCAAAAGAATTAACTCGAGCTAGCCCCCATTGCGTTGGATTAGTACCTGGTCTGTGACCAGTTCTCCATGCCGCAACACCTCTATTATAAACCTTTCTTAATATACCAAGAGGCATACCAGATTTCTTTGCTTTCTTTTTTAATGAAGCTGTAACATTTTCTTCGATACCTTCTTCGGATAATTCAATATCTTCGCCAAGTTGCTTCTTTATCCAATCTCTTGCAATCTTATTAGTAGGTGTCTTCTTAGCAAACTTAGCCATTTTCTTATAAGCATCGGTTGTAGCTTTCTGCCAATTTGCACCTTCTGAATTATCAACAATTTGAAAGTCTCTGTTAAATAAAGATTGAAATTTACCGATGTTCTTTTGAACTTCGTTCCACATTTTTTCGACTGCCTTTGCGCCGAGTGTGCGTGATCTTTGTGAATCTCTTTTGACTGCAGTCTCAAGATTTGTATTTACAAAGATCATAGCAGTATCATAACCCAATGCTTCGAGGTCACGAGCTTGCTTTTTAATCTTCTCGTAATTTTTTCCTGTTCCATCAACTACTAATCCTAGACGACCATTAAGATACATTTCTTGTTGTCTTGCAGTAAGAGCTTTCGCTTTATTTCGAATATCTTGGCCTTTTGGTGAATAGATAAAATCAGGGTCCATTGTAGCACCAGCTTTCTTAATCGCCTTTTCAAAGTTATCATCGGAGTTAATAAGTTTAAACCCGAGAGCTTGTAAACCAGTTTTACCAATAGTAAAAGATTTACCAGAACCTGGTCCACCTGCAAGGAATACTGCTTTGAAGATTGCTGGATCATTTACGCCTTCTTCTACACTATCTTCAGTATCTACGATTGGATTTTTATCTTCTCCAAACATATCTTTAAATTTCTTTGTATGCTTCGAAGGTTTTGTCTTTGCTCCTTTATCACCAGGTGCTGGTGCATACGCACTTGGATCATCGTCATCTTTCTTTGCCCCTTTCTTAAAGTGAGCATCTCTTTTATCCTTTGTAGATTTTGTTTTAAGCCCAGCATAATATTTTGCAGGTTGAGTACCTTTCTTATCTTTTACATCGGGGTCTTGACGAACTTCTTGAATCTTATTAATAAAGTATTTGTTCTCATCAGAACCTATAATAAAGTTTGATTTTCTTTCTAGCACAACTAAAACGTTTCCGTGCTCATTTAAGAACTCATCACCTTCGTTAAATACTTCTCCTGCAACAAATTTTTCTCTTAGGTCAGTTGTTGCAAGTTCAATATGAGTTCTGAAATTAGTCATTTCTTTTAAACCCATTCGCGACCGAAGTAAATTAAATACTCCAATTTTATCTCCGTAGTTATCAGGTAATCCCTTTGCAAAAGATTTAAAATCGCCTGACGAAGCTGCAGCTCTCATTTTAGAAGCAGACATACCTGATACATCATCAGAATCGGGGTCTCTTTCACCGGCGGAAACAATATTAATACCGTCTGGAAAATCGTAGTAACCATGACGAGATTTCTCACCATTATACTTATTAAGTAACTTTTTAAAGTCTGGTATTCTATCAGCACCAACAACCATCGTTGCTTTAGTATATCCTTGCTTATAAAGATATACAAGAGCATCTAAAGAATTTTTAATCTTCTTATCGTAAACTATGTTACGGCCATACTTAGGAAATATCTTACGAAGAAGTTGTACTTTCTCTTTATAACCTAACGGATTCTTTTTTGCATCATTCGATTGAGATGCGAAGATTTTATAGTCATTACCTTTGGCAAGAGATGTTACCTTTTTCATTAACTTCTCGTGGCCAGTTGTGGGCGGATTAAATCTACCAAAAGTAAATACTACACCTTTCTCCGTTGCCTCTTTAAACTGTTTAAATGACTGTATCATCGTTCCCATCCTTTTATTACATCCTTGCTAAAATTATTCATTGAAAATTCAAGACGATCGACCAATTTAACGGCGCCGTTGCTTGTCTTATCGATAGCAACAAAACCTTCAGAGCCAGTAACCTTGAATCCATTTTTGGTGCGGACAAATGTTTTCATTTGTTTCACCTTATCTAGTTTATTTATAATCAAAAGCTTTGCATCAACGATCGCATTCTGTAATTCGAACATTAATTGCAGACTTTTTTTGTTTTCTTTTGAGAAAAACTTCATTAATTCTTGCTCTTTCTTATCAACACCTGCTTTACCTTTTGCTGACTTTCTTTTATCTCTTTCTTTTGCAAATTTATTACCGAACCAAGAGAGTAGATCAGAAACGTGCTTTGCAGGTGAGCCAATCCTTTCACCCTTTCGAACTAATGAGTTATTAAATGTTTCTAGTTGTCGAGCTAAATCTGGATTTGATTGGAGTGAACGAAGTGTGGTTCCTGCAATCTTCTGAAATATCTTACCTGCTTTTGATAATGCAGTAGTTACTTCTTTTGTCTCGGATGCAGATAATGATGCATTACCAGTAACATCTTGGTATTCTGCATCTTGATACCATACAGAAGGCTTCTTCTTTAGTTTAGATAGGTCAACTTTAAACTTAGCCTTCATGCTTTCGAATGAATCACCGGTATATGTTGTATGAAAGACTACACCAAGCTTAGCTTTAGATATCTGTTTGCCAAGTTTTGAATTAACTGGCACTGCATAAACAATTGTATTTGGTTGAAACGTAACTAGTTTCTCTCCATCAGCGGATTCAGTTGATAGATCACCAGTAGTAAACATGATATCACCTTGAATTACATCTTTAATTCCGAGGTCTTTCAATTCATTAAAAGCTACAATTAACTTCTGTGCAAGATCACCCGAAGTATCTGCTTTAATATCAGCTTCTGACTTATAAACTTTTGGATTCTTATTAAATATACCTTTCTTAGCTACAAAGAATTTGCCATCGCTTGGGTCAGTTCCTGCGAATACCGCAGGTGCACCGTCCCATTTAACTGTAACGTTATGTGATGAATCAGAATTACCAGCCAACATATCTCTCATCGCTCTCAAAGCAAAGATAGCTTCACGAGCACCTTTTACACCACCGTATATAACTCTATCTTCGATATGAGTCATGTGGACGTTTTTGCCTTCTTTATTTTCGGCAAGATATTCTTTAAAATCAATCATCGTCTTCATTGTGGCCAGGGCATTTAGTTCGTGACACATAACCTGCCACTATTCCAACGATGCCAGTAATTGACATCTTTAATAAATTAATTACTCCCTCATCAACAGGCTTATGCTCTTTAACAGAAACATAGAAGTCTCCTATAGTAATAACAAACAACAAAGTTACTAATCCTATTACTAGTGTAAATACTATTTTATCTTTTACGTTCATGGCTTCAACACTACTTTTGCTTGTTTAATAATTCCTTTTGGGCCCGCAGATTTCTTTAAATGTTTTACCAAAGCTTGGACCGCTTTTTTAAATAATCCTTTGAATGAAAAATCTCCGTCGTCTAACACCATATTACCCATCGAACGAATAGGAACTTTATAGTCAAACTTCCATGTATCATTTCCTTTAGGTCTTTGACCTCCGTGTTTAGATGACCATTTTAATATATCAATATTAAACGGAATAGAGCCGAAGAGCTCTTTGAGTTCTTCTTCTTCTTTTTTTGATTCTACTATATGTTCTTTAAATGTTTTCATTCGAATACCTTAATGTAGGCGCTAGAGTCTTCTGTTTGACTACCAGCATAGTTAATTAGTTTTGTTACAAATCTATCTCCTTTTACTTTTGAGTTACCCTTAATTAAAGAAAGTAATTGAGTGACACCGTATTTAGCGTGTATCCATACTGCATCTTTTTGCGTAAGTTCATTAATAAAATCACTTTCTTTTACGGTTGGATAACAAATCTTATACATTTTATAGTATTTATTTATTGTCTTTGCGTCACCCTTTTCCATAGAACGTGCATCGGCGGATATAATTCCTGTCTTTGGTAGGTTTATTCCATACACTTGTTTAGCTGCATCTGTTATATATGTCCAACCAGCTCCGCCACCTCGTGCAGTCTTACCTGATATTTCAACTTTTATTGTTCCAAAAGCTGAGTTATCTTTTGCGAGTAATTTACCAGCGTCATAGACAACTGTTCCACCCTTTGAACTCCAATAGCTTCCTGCTGCGCTTTCGAGTAGAATGTTTTTTACTTTATAATCTCCTACATCAGGCGGTAGAGTAATGTTTATCTTTTTAATTATAACTTTCTTAACAACCTTCTTTAAAGATATACCAACACACTGTCTTTTAGTAAATTTATCAAGTATGTCTCGTTGAAGCGCTTTTACACTAGAATCATCAAAGGTTTTTGGATTAAAATTTGTTTTAATTGCCCATATATCACCAGGGTTCCACTTATCGTCTGTAAATTTAGCAAAGCCACTATTCTTAAATGCTCTATCTTTTGCCTTATATATTTCTTTCATAAAGGTTGAGCCTCTATGAAACTTCATTTGATTATTTACAAATCCGCCCTTAATAATAGCATGAGCTGACATATAAGAGCTTTTCTTCCAAGTATAATCAATGCTAAGTATTTTACTTAACGGCTTATCAACATCTATCTTTGATGCATACTTTTTTAATATGTCATCAGTAAAGAACTCGATTGGTTTATTACGATTCGCCATAACCGCTGCTAGCCATAAGCACTGAGCACTTTCATTGATTGCGGTCTCTTCAGTACCTCCACCAGCACCACCACCACCGCCGCCGAACGCTTTATCTTTCTTCATCTGTGTAATAGGTACAAGAGTACCTGTTGAAGTCACTAGAGAAAAGGTTTTCTGGTCTTTAATATGTCGTTCAATTAAAGCAATGTTTGCTTTATCATTTTTGATAATAACTTTTTTACCAGACAATAGAACGATTGGCGTCTTTGTTTTGATTAGACGTTTGAGTATTTCCGTACGAGGCTCTCCTGTTTTGGAGTTGGGTTTAAGTAATTCTTTTGAACCAAGATTAGTAGCCATCGCTACTATTTATAAGAAACCCACTCTCTATACAATTTTGGTGATAACTGATTTGGCTCTTTTTCCCAAGGTTCCGTTGGAGAGTCGTACCAGTCAACCTTTTTGCCCCGCCACTTTACTTTTCGTGATTCTCTAGCAAGGTCGACTAATTCACCTCTGACATATTGTCTCACATGTACCATCTCGTGAGCAAGAGTGTCGATCAAATCTTTACCGCTCACTGTAGAATCAAGGCGAATAGTAAACTCGCGTGGATTGTGATTCTGATCTTCCCATGTACAATCGCCCCATATTTCTTCTTTTTCTTTTAATTTTCGTATTAACTCAATAGTAATATCTAAATTTTTTAATCTAGGCATAAGGCGAGTAACAAAAAAAGCGCAGGCTTTTTCTACTTCATCTCGTATCTTTTTATTACTACCTGTTGCTTCTACGTAAATCATAATTTAAAAGTCGAGTAATCGTTATTATTTGTTGGTGTACTAGATTCATTCTGAAGAGTCTGAGCCGAATCTTCTACTTCGTATAATCTCATCTTTGCTCTGTCGATTCCAACTACAAATCGTTTGTTAGTTGTAGGATCATTGTAACGATTTTTAAGTTGCTTGACCATTAGTTGATTCATTGATTCTAGTTTTTCTGTCGATATCAATGCTAACATTAAGTCGGCTGTAGCAGGAAGTCCAAATGATTCTGAAGTATCAGTAATCTCAACGTCAGTGTTTCCAAATCCTGTTCGAGTTACTTGAGTAGCAGACCAGACCGGCACATTGAACTCGACTGCAAGACCACGAAGTTCTTCAGCAATAGCTTTTACATAAGAGTAAGTATTAACTGAACCACCGAGTCCTTTCATACGAGAAGAAGCAGCGATATTTAAATAGTCAATAAAGATAATATCGGGTGTAAATGCTCTTTTAAGTTTTAATTCATCGAGTAAAGCTAGGAAGTGACCAGCATGTGCTGTTGCAGTTGGGTATTCTTTTACGATTAGTTTACCTTGAGTCTTCTTTTTAATAACATTAACTTTACTTTCAAACAAGTCTTTTGGCATGTTTTCAATTTCTGCAATATCGATATCAAATAAGTTAGCATCAATACGTTCAGCAATCTTTTCTTCAGCCATTTCTAGCGTAATATAAAGTACGTTCTTACCATCTGATAGAGCAGCTGATGCAAAGTGACACATGGCAAGTGATTTACCGACACCCGTTCCTGCAAGAATAATGTTTAGAGTCTTTCGTGAAATACCACCTTTCGTAATCGTATTAAGCATACTAATGTCGAATGGCACTTTGTCTTCTTTCTTCTTATAGAAGTCGTAACGTTCACTAGCGTTGTCGATGTAATCGTGACCAATGTTTGTATCAAAGGAAACGGATAAAGCGTTTGATAAAATTTCTGGTATTGAGCCTTCTGATTTATCTGGTTTATTACCATCGAGTATCTCAATAGATTCCATAATAGCAAGCTGTACGGCTCGATCTTTACAGAACTTTTCTGTTGAATTAAGAAGCCAAGCTTCATCAACTTCACTTGCGGTATCTAGTGAAGTGATGAGCTTGCTAATCTCATTCGCATCTGCTCGTGTAGTGTAATCTGAGTTTCCAAACTCAATCTGTAACGCTGCAGATGTAGGTAACTTATTATAACTTCGGATAAATTCAAGAATCAACTCATAGACAGGTCGATACTCTTTTTCCAAGTATTCTGATTTAATGTGTGGTAAAGCTTTTCTACAATAGTTTTCGCTATGTACTAAGCTGTTCAGTATCTGTTTCTTTAAGTTTTTCTGCATCCAATTTACCGCGTTCTTCAAAGATGTCAACGAGAATATCGCCAACAGTGTCTTTAAAGTTTATATTATCATTTAGTTCCTTTATATTATACGAATCTGGCACTTTGTCAATCTTAAAGTCATATTTAAGAGTAGCCTCAGTTTGCTCTTCGTTTTCAGTGACTTGCACCTTACCTATAGTAAATATTACATTTTCGTATTCACCTTCAGTAATGCGTAGAGCGTAAAACTGTTCACCTTCGCGCTCTGTTGTAACTACGTTTGGTCCTCTACCCATCTTCTTCTGTAACTGTGTCAATCATTGACGAATGAGCGATTTTGTATTTGTTTTCAACTACCTCTTTGAAATCAGTCTGTTCAAAAACGTCATTCCAAAATTCAGCAGTCATTGTTTGAGCTGCTCGAATATTACTCGATTCTGGTTTATGAGCTGCTTGATACCAACCATTCTTTGGTTTAACCACATGACCTGTTTCAAGAGCTACGTCAAGTAGGCCTGACCATTTTTGAATGCCACCTTCCCACGATACAGAAATCGGAATCTTTGACTTCTCTTTTACAAATCGTGATTTTTCAACATTAATAATAAAGTGATAGCCTTGTATCTCAGTACCTGCTTTGTCTTGTTGACGTCCAATGATCCATACGTTATCTGCTGAATACATTACGCCAGTTCCACCCGAAACAATTGCTTTGGGGAATAAGCCGATTTCTTGGTATGTATGGTTAACAGCAAGTAAAGGAATATCGTTTATAGTTAACTTAGGAGTTATCATACGAAACAATCCTTTGAGAGCTTTTGCTCGAGTCATATCTGCAACTGACTTTTCGTTTAGTGCATCTTCAACTTCTTTCTTAGAAGCAATATTACCAATAGAATCGATTATCACAATTACTTTTTCAGCTCTACTAATATTTTCAAGTTGATGTACTAAATCAAATTTTAGTTCTTCAATATTTGTAACTGGTGTATGTAACACGCGTTTAATATCGATATCAAAACTTTCAAAATAAGATTGCGGTGAACCAAACTCTGAATCATAAAACATTAATACAGCATCTTCGTGTTTCTTCAAATAGGCAGATGCCATCAACAAAGCGAATGATGTTTTGAAGTGTTTAGAAGGCCCTGCTAAAACAGTTAAGCCAGAAGAAAGTCCTCCGTCGATTGAGCCAGAAAGCGCCGCATTTACCATGGGCACTGGTGTTGTTGTTTGTTCTTTCTCTCCAAAGAACTGTGAGTCAGCGAGAACCGAAGCACCGGCTATCTTTGACGATTTCTTTAATTTATCTAATAGTGACATATGTTATATAATATATTATTTTGAGTTATTGTCAATGAAAAATTCATCTAACGTAGTTGTATTATTCACATACTCAATTGTTTTATTCGTATTGTTCTGTTTAATGAAGTCTGTTTGCATAGTATCACAACCACCTTCAAGATATTTTAGCACATTAGCTGCCATATCTTGAGCAGTACAAACTGGTACATTCTGACAAATCATATTTAAATTTTTACGGCCACCCTGCAATTGAAAATCTTTAGGCATCTTCATTATTGATAGAGCTTCGCGAATAGAAATATATCTGTCTTCATCGGGGTGAGCTAGTTGAGTAGCAAAGTGTCCAACGAACGCGGATGTATGTCCTTTACCAAGTTCTGTACAACGCTTCATTACATTACCACCTGCAGCGTATTTTGCATCAATGATTCTACATCTTTCGGCTTGCTTTGGATAACCATTTTCATCAAACCATTTAGCAGCATTTACATAACTACCTTCAACGCTTTCGATATAATTCATAGGGTTAGTAGAAGACTCGAGCTTTGCAAAAAACTCTGGGTGAGTTATACCACCTTCTAGTTTTTCGAGTACATACTTGTACCACGGATCGTCACTTGGCTTCTTATCATTAACCAACGCATTCATTGGGTCATCATCTGACACGAAAGCGTTTCGAATAATATCTTCAATCTTTTCCATTGGTTTTTCAACGTAATCAAAGATAGGTGTGGCTTCGTCTTTAAAGAAAAAGTAGAAAGAACGATTCCGTACTTGGCCAATACCATGTAGATTTGAACGAGTCTTATAAAGCAGAAACGTATATCCGTATTCTTGACCTATCTTACGTAACTTTTTAACAACTGGTTCGCCCATACTTCCATAAAGACCTGGCGCATTCTCACCCCAAAAGACTTTTGGCTTTACTGTTTTCAGTACATAATCTGCACTTTCAAACATCCAATTATTTGCATCAGCATTTGCGTTAGCATTTACATTTAGCATTGATAAACCAGCACAAGGACAAACAGTATTCACTACATCAACTTCTTTAAGAGAACCACTATAGTTATCTAAAAATTGATAAGGTACTTCATTATTATAATAGTTTAGAAGTTGTGAATCGTTTGCTTGAAATGCTTCATACGACATTATATGTTCAGGTCGTTTACCGAAAACATTCTGCATTGCGATTGTTTCACCACCAATTAGTGGTACTATGGAAGCGTAGGAATAACTCATCGTGCTGCGATTAATTTTTTAATTACGTCAATCTTACCTTCTACGTCATCAATCTGACCAATAAAGATTTCTATTTCGTGGCCGATGCCAGGGTGTTCTCCAATTCCCGCAGGAGCTGTTAGATAGACTTCTAAGTCTGCTAGTGCGATGTCTCTTTGGCCTTCGAGTTTTTTTAGTATTGCTTTTAAGTGTTCCATATTATATGTTGTTTTCTATTTTATCCATTAGTGATTCGTAAACGTGTTGTGAGTCTTGATGATCTCTATAAAAGTCAAGTGACATCTTGCGATAGTCTTCTCTCATAGCGTCATCTTTTGATAACTCCTCTATTAATTTATATGCTGGCTTATGGTCGTATTCGTCAAGCCACACTGTGCCTGTATCTTCGCATTCAGTTAAAGGTTTATCTGACCATCTATGTTTACAATTATCGCCATAAGCTTTTCTAAACACAGGAATAGCTCCTGCTGCAACGATCTCGCAATGAGTATATTCAAGTGCCATATTGATTGATGCTGGTTTTAGTATTGATAATTGATATGCAAATCCACTTCGAGCAAGTCGATGTAACATTTCTGAATGCACATAAGAGCCGAAAACATAAGGTAGTTTACCATACTCGAACTCAAAACCTTCAATATTATCTGCTAGATGATGCTGAAACTCGTGATCATTTTTAAATCCAAGAAATGCAGGAGAGCGATCAATACCTTCAAAGGTAATTAACTTTCCACCAGGCGTAAGAGAGCTTTCAGCAAACTCAAACATTGGTTTAAATCCTTTCCACGAAACAGTTCGGCCAATCCACTTATGGTGATTGACATCTTGTTCTGATAAAGGAACACGTACATGTGATATGGCATCAAAGTCAAATCCAATTTCGTATGGGTAAACAACTTTACCTGGTTTTATTTTATTAACGTATTGGCCAAATGCACCAGTAGGCGATAAAGCAAATAACATATCTGCTCGTTCAATAAACTCATCCATCAAACAATTGCGACGAAGCGATTGAATGTTATGATCAAGTTGTATAAGAACAATAGGCACTTTCACTTCTTTAAGTATTCGAGCAAACTGATTAACAGCTTCTTCTTTCATACTCTTCGGTGGAAGTGAATTAACAATACAAACATCAGTAGTGTTAATTTCTGATATCATTCTATTAACTTCTTCTTCTGTAAACTTTATATGTTCAAGATTTTCTATGTCAGTGTGAGCATTTTTACGTGACCAGGTTTTATCCTTTGAAGCCCATATTTTATAGTCGTCATCATTATTAGCATAGTACTTAGCTTGCTCAATAGTGAACTTAGTAACACCACAGCCTTCAATGCCACGACCCATAACAAGTGATATATTTTTCATTTTCTTTTTTTCTTCTTTTCGCTTTTTTGTCTTTGGCTTTCCATGTAGCTCCACCAATCTTGATGTTCTTCTTCACTAGCTAAATCTTTAGACCATTCACGTACCATTACCGAAAAACGATAAAGTATGTAAAAGAAAAGAAGTAGAACCGTTATATTTGCTATTATATTTAATATCATTATTTTAAATTTTCCATTATGATTGCTATTATAACACCGAATAAGACTAATGTAAAGAGAAATTTTGGGCGACGTGCTGCGAATTCAACTATTGTTTTCTCTTCGAAATCACATTTTATTCTTTCGCCTTTTACACCGTGATATATTTTTTTCTTACTCATGTCTTTAATCTTGGATATTCGCGATGTGGATACGCTTCCATTTCTCTTTCGCGATACTCATCAACGGTCATAGCTCGTTCTTTCTTTTTTGTTATCTTTACTGTCTTCGAACGTTGCCTAGAAATAACGACGTAATTACAAAACGTATTCGTTAAAACCGCTATGTATAATCCGCTCATTATGTTAAAACATGCTGCTACAAATGATAGTAGCATTCCTATTAGTATAATTTTTGGTTTCCAATTTTTCATATATAAATTACCTCCATACAAACTTCTTTAAAAAAATCTTGAGCATCAGAACAAGATTCGCCCCAACGTGTATTATCTGTTTGTTTACTCATTACAACTCTTTCAACACCACATTGAATAATTGCTTTAGCACATTCGTGACAACACGGAAGACCATGAACATATATTGTTGCGCCTTTTGGTGAAACACCATTAAGGGCAGCGTTATAAATCGCATTCATCTCTGCGTGAATTATTCTTTTATATTTGGTTGGTCTATCTTTGTAGAGTTCACTACCATCTCGCATAATACGTGGAAAACCATTATACCCTTGTGAAATTACTTGGCCTTCTTTGCCAACAATAACCGCACCACATTGCGTACTTGGGTCTTTTGACCAAGAAGCCACTTGTCGGGCAAGCTCCATATATCTACTATGCCATTTTTTACCGCCTTTTTTCATTACTTTTTTTCCATAGCAATTTGACACAATAATATAATTGAACAATGCATAATCATGTGTTGGCCACTATGCTCTGTTGGATTAAACGCGGTTAGTGTTAAAGCGATCGCGTTAAGCGCTAGCATTATATTTAATATAATTTTATTCATCGGTTATTTCTTTGTCTGTTCCGTAATGTTCTTCTGCCATATACGGTTTTGTTTTCTTGTCTCTGTTTAAAAAATCTTTATTAGGGTCTTGTCCATCGACACCATTACGTATGTATGCTGCAATAAAAGAACCATAATTGATTAGGTCTTTTGCTGAATCTTCGAGTGATTCAAAGTTTGCAGCGTATTCTGTATCGCTCTCCATTGCTTCTGCGACAGAATACATACGAAGAACTTTAGCGTAAACAATATCTAACATAGTTAGTACTCCTCGTGGATAATAATCCGCTTGTTTAATTCGCGAATTAGGATTTTGATAGTCGTTAGACTTTTTAATTTGTAGTGCAGCACATTCCTGTAGCACTTTTATAGACTCTTTTTCTTTACTCATAAATTAGTTTTTGATGTTATTACAAATCTACCATCTTTCCATTTATATTTAGCATAGAAATTATAGGCCGGATTTTGTTCGTCCGTATAATCTACTAGCCAGAAATAAAGTGTATCTGGTATTTTTTTATATGTGTGTTTTTGTTTGTTTAAAGTTCTTCTTGTATCTTGTAGAGCATCTTCACTTGTACGTGTTTTTACTTCTACAAGTTCGCCATCAGTGTTTATTAAATCTTTGTACTTTTCACCAGCACATTTAAAACCAAAGTTTTCAATTAGATAATATTCAGCAGCGTGGCCTTGCTTGTACGATTGATATAAATTAGGCCATGTTCTACCTCTACGAGTTGATGGTGTATTATAACAAAGTTGAGCCTCAGCTTTAGCTCGAGCAATATAAGCAGCTTTATCTTTTATATCATCAACTGTAAAATCTAAATTAATCATAGAAATCAGATACTTTTCCGTAGTAATTACCCATAGCCATATCAGCTAGTTTCATCGTTGCCTTCTTGTCTTTTCGTTTTTCAATTTCGTCTTCAATAAAATTGAAGTGTCTTTCGTAAACGTGAAGCGAACCGACTTGCCAAGTGATGTCACCATACTCGACATTTAGTTCATCTGCTAAAAATTCTAGGACATACTGTTGCCATGCAAAATCATTTCGATAGCCAAAGACTACATCATTCGAACGCATTTGAACAATTGCATGAAGTTTATTATCACGAATTAAATACTGAACAGCGTTGGTGCAGATAAAGTCTGACATACCATTTAGATTGTATTCTTCGTGAATAGTAGGACGAGTGTAAATCATTACAGCGCGACGAGAATTAGGATTTTTAGTTAGTTCATCTCTTACTTTTATAAATTGTTCGCCATTCTTTTTGTTGTAAATCAAATAGCCATAATTAGAATTTATGTTTCCGTCTTTATCTGAAATAGCTTGCCAGATTTGTGGAGTCGGTTCAAGGTCATTGACATTTAAAGATTCTGATTCATACCACTGTAATTCGCGTTTGATATAATCAAAATTGGGTTCACCGAAGATTGCGGGTTTATCACATACAAACGAAGCGCCGACAAGTTCGATTGTCTTAACGCCAGTTTTATCTGTAACAAATTGTTTTTTTGCGTAGAGTTCTACGAAAGAATCTTGAATAGTTTGTACATTACTCATCTGGTAATAGCTTTCTAATTTGTGAAGGTGTATAGCCTTCGGTTTCTAATAAGTTTAAAACATCTGCTTTTGAGACGTTTGCATATACTTGGTCATCTGTCATACCAAGCTCGCGAAGTTCTGAGAAAGTACCATCGCCACGGAAGTAAGCAACTTCATACGAATGGTAGGGCCCTTTATCGTGACGAGGAGTACAATAGTGAAATTCACTAGCTTGAACTGATAAGTCACCATCTTTAAAAGGTATAAGTGGATTTAAAGGTTTTATTTGCATATTATAATACTAATCGATTTTTAAGAAAATGTCAATCACCATTTTATATTTCCGTTATAAACTGGCAATATAGGCTTTTTGCGATCATACGGATTTCGCACTGTATTGGGAGTTTTTTCACTAAAACTCGGAGACCATCGGCCTCTGCTAATATCTCTCATACGTTGAGAGCGAACGGCACATGTATTTGATTTAGGCATATTTAAGTTTTTTTCCTGTTATGGCATCGTTTTTAGTAAGGCCATTTGATTTAAAGAATTTGTTTGACGTGCTGATATCGTAAACTTCGACACGGCCTAATATGCTACATGCTTTTTTCAACAAGCGAGAGCCAATTCCTTTTCTTCGTTGTCGAACTGGTACGTAACACTGAAACATATTAATACCTTCATCTTTGTATGCTAAGCCCCAACCGGTCCATTTTTCGCCGTCGTGAGCCATGATCAAATAACCTCGATCTTCTTTTAAGCAACGCTTAAATTCACTCAAGATTAAGCCACCGCAAATGTGACCATCGGCCTCGCGGTAAACATTAAAATTATTTCTATAACACCATTGAATCACATCCGATGGTGGCCATGTTTTTTCGAGATTATAAACTCTTACAAATGTACCCATATTATCGTTCTAAAATTATAAAGTCACCAAAAAGAGTATCAAACGTCTGAACGAGATGTTCATAGCCGTGTGACATCATGTCTTTTTCCACAGCAGCCCATCGGTTCCTATCATACCCTAACACATCTTTCGCCAAGCGTTTTGCGGTTCCTATTAAATAGAAAGCATTACCTTGGGGCCCAGTCAAATCAATGACTATTTCTGTCGGTTCTGTTTTTGCTCTTATCATAAATTAGTAATTCACTCCTGTCCAACGAACTGATTTGACCCGTAAGTCCTCGACTGTGTCGTCAATAACATTTCCTCGAGCGAAGTTTCGAGCGGGAGCGTTGTAACCTGCTGCCTTTAGAAGGTCGCCGTATTTAAATTTCTTATCGTTCTTGGTATTAACGATGAATCCCCAAACTGAGCCACCAGTAGTAATCTTGATGTATTTGGAACCTTTCTTTTCGCCAATTGTTGTAGCAAACTTGTGGTACATATTTTCTGAAATCACATCAGACTCGCTGGGCTGACATTCCCATGCGGTCTTGTCTTCTGGTATCTTAGACCACCTCTTGTAGTCTTCCATCATTAAACATTTAATCAAATCAGTCGCATCAGACATTGAGCGACCTGGTTTAACTAAATGGTGGTCGGAGGCAATATCTTCTCCGAGTAGTTTAGTAGTTTTTTCTTTAATCATAGTCATAATCAATCTTATAATAATATTATACCACAGTTTCTGTATTTTGTACAGAAGTTTATATTATTGACTGACAAGGACTAATGCATTTTGGAAAATAAAATTCGAAAAAACACGCACTTTTAGGCGATTTTAGAGGTTTCTCATTGAATATTCTATGGCACGGGCGGCTTCTAGGGCCATAGGGCGACCCTTATACCAACCACCCGTTTCGTCATCAATTTGCTTACACAAAGCGGATATCTGTTCTGGTAGAATTGGGTATTGTGACTTAATCGCTTTTGCCGCAATACTTACCATTATCTGATACATCTTGTGATACCAACCAGAACTACTAATAGTTCGATACTCGATTACAAGTTGTTTATTCACAAATGGGCAATCGTGATAAGTTGACCAATTGATATCTGTTTTAGTAAGTTGTTCTTTTCTATATTCAGCAATCTTTTCACGTACATGATCTGGCATTTTATCTTCGAAGCGATTTCTAAATGAATCAACATACGGATGTTTTTCCATTAGCTCATCTGTATTTAATAAAGGAGCTTTATGTGTAAAGATAAAGTTGTAGGCTTTAGGATACTGAGCAGGTACGTAATACATACGACTCAGGTCTTTTGTTTGAGCATCTCCAACAGAACCAAACTGATGATTTAGTGCATACCAAAAATGTCTAATCTTGTCACTTTCGACTTTACCTTCAAACGGTAAAACAATTCTAAACTTTGGTTTTTCTTTTGTAGAAGAGGCAGATGAATAACAAATAAAATAATTAGTTTTAAATGTTTCAAGTGTTTCTTCAAATGATTTTTCGTAATCATCAACATCAAGCGCAGCCCAACCATTCCAACTCACTACATTACGATTTGCT